ACAAAAGTTCTTTCATTAGTTTCTTGCACAATTGCATTATCAGCTATATATGCTGATTTATTAACTGGTCTTGTTTCAATATTTGAAAGAGTAGTAATAAGTTCTGAAAACATTTTAGGTTTACCTCCTCTACCTTTTGCATCTCTTGGAGTTGCATAGCATTCTGAACCTACCCAATAGTAGCCATAATTATTGCAACACGTTTCAGTTGCTGGTTGTATTTCACCTTCTGCATCTTCCCAAATAATATTGCCATCAATTCCAATAACTGGCTTTGGACTTAGCAAACAATCGGGGGTCGCGCTCACCATTTTAATCAATTTAACTTTGACCGTATCTTGCATCCCCACCACATAGTCGCTGATTTCAAGGATGCGCCAGTACGAATCTTTAATAAAGATTTTATCATTGAATTTGAATTGATAAATATCGGCAAAGTCTAACGCAAAGAAACCTTCTAAGATACGTGCATCAGGTGCGTAAATGTCAGCAATGTAATCATTCCAATATCTTGCGTATAATGTTTTCCAAGGTGTAGAATTTATGTAATGCAATGGAATTTCTTGACCAAAGTTCAAATCTTCATCAGCAATAGTTGGAATAGCAGTTGTGTAATGGCTAAATAAATCAATTGTATATGGTATTACATTACCAAAGTCATCATTGTAAATATTGAAAGTAATAGTATTTTCAGTACGATACAAAATACGTGGTCCAGGTGCGGCAAATTGTCCATTTGCTGATTGAAATTTAGGTATTGGATAGTCACTACCTTTAATATTATTTAATGGAGTAGCACCAAACATTATTTCAGTTTTTTGCTCTTTTGTAGCAAAGTCATTTTCTGGATCAATCAATAACAATCTACCATATACACGGCCACCTTGAGCATTGTAAAGTTGGTTGTAATAGTCATTCATTGATTTGTAACTCCAAAGATTCTCTTGCGCTTGACTATCTGCCGTTGAAGTTAATGTGATGTCTTTACTGATGTCCAATTTATTCGACCAATCTTTTGCAACACCCTCTAATAGATATTCTTGAATTGGTTTTAATGTCAATAAATTTGAATTAACATCATCGGAAATAACAACCAAATTGAACATTTTGAATAGCGATGACATAAACTCGCTACATTTCATGACAGGCGCATTGGCTTTCCAATCAATTGTATTGCCATACAATGGTTTTGATATGTCCAATGTACCTAATTCAAATGATGAAATTGTAAATGTGATTAATGGATTGACATTTAATGCTTGTTGGTAAACATCGGAAAAAATATAAATAATTGGTTGTATTGTCCAACCTTGTTGAACAAAAGATGATGATGTTCCAGTTGATAATGTTACATCTGTATTTGTATTGTAAATATAATCCCCAGTATTTGGATCTATTGATACCAAATTAATAGATGCGCCATTAATCATTAAATAATTAGACGTACCATCACTCAATAAAAAACCCATATTTATTATACTGATTGGTAAATCAGTTTGAATAGTCATATTTCCCGAAACAACATAACTACCACTAAATGGCGCTGTGTATGTATTTCCTGCACTTACATTGGAACCTGGGTCTATATCAACATTTAAAGTTGGTAATTGAGCAATAAATAAACTTCCACCACTCGTGAAAGTTGTAAATATAAAATCATTTGTATCAAGTGTGATTGAACCACTATTACTTAATTTAAATCGTGCAGTATCAGGATTTCCTTGTTGTCCTATAATATCACTTTCACCTATCCAAGGAATCCACATCTTATCTAATTGCTCAAGAAGTGTTGTGCTTTCATATTCTTTCAATTCAAAACCACTCAATGCGAATATTTTATCAAAGATATATCTTGCTCGAACGAATGGAGTCAAATCACCTATCTTGGGCACAATATCACTTGATGTACTTAAAATATTTCGGGTTCCTGAATCACTTACATTCATTACCCAATTTTGACCTTTGTCAGTCAATCCAAGATACACATTTCCAGTTGAATTTATTGTATCAGTTGTTAAATATGATATAATAAAATCATAATCAATCTGCAACTCGGATGAAATGTAGTTTTTGAAATCAGCATCTCCAATTGTCTTGAAAAAGTCCACTACGTTTCCAAAGAATACAATCTCCAAATCTGATACCTCTCCATTGCTTGTATATGCCGCCTTAAATTGCACATATCCATCAATGATTGGTATAGTATCAACCGTAATGGATGCATTGATTTTGCGCTTTGGATTGAAGCCACTGAACTGAAAAGTATTTTCTTGGACAAATCCAAATATTTTAGCGTTCGTCTCAGTAAATGGAATGCGAAATGTGCGTGAATAGTTGCCGCGTGGTGTGAGGTCTTTTATGTCATTGAACGAATAGTTCAAAGAGATATTCTCATTCTCGTAAAGGTCCACCAAATACGGAGTGTTATCCTCTTGGGTGTATAGTATTAAAGCTGTTTCCATAATTAACAACCGCTACCTGAGTAGATATTTATAGTTATTGTACCAGTGTAACCTGGAGCAGGCAATCCTGCCTTACCTAATATACCAAAGACTCCAGTTCCACCGCTTAAATTGTACGGATTCCACACCAAGTTGTTGACTTGCGTTGTGGTTAATGCTCCGTTTAATTCCCAATCCCACCCATTGAATGATGGTTGAGGTGCTAATCTTCCGAATGAGAAATAGAATGAGCCAGTCATTGGTGTACTCAATGTGATTTCAACTCGGTATGTTTGACCAGTTGTCAATCCATTTGGATCAATTGGTAGACCGTTGACATTTCTAATTTTTGGCTGGTATTTTCCACCGCCATTTGTACCCCAATTTGTTGCTTGGAATATGACTGGATATTCATTTGGAGTTGGTGAGATAACTGTGATTTGATTTGCAGCAATAGCAGTAACCGAATCTACAATTGTGCAAGGGTCAGGGTCGGGTAACGGATACTCGTAAGATGTGATATTGATTGTGTCATATTCGTTAGCCAATTGCAATCTCAATGATTGGTTATATTTACGACTGTTCCTTTCACGGCGCATTAAGTAGTTGGTATCTTCAACAACAACTGGAAGAATGTTATAGCCGTCTACGTTATCGTCCACCATCCAAACAGATTTTGAGTAGAATAAATCTCTCATCCATTTGTACTCCGACTCAGTTACCCAATCGCTTGTCAAGTTAATGAATGTCTTTGTGATGGGCTCACGCTCATTGAGTGACCTTGAATAGTTTTTGGTATCAAATGGATTATCTACATCCGCAGTATTATAGTTGCCCAAATAAGTCTTGTATCTTTTCTTTTCGACATCAATACTACGCTCATTCTTTTTGATGAAAGAGTAGCTATCCCATCCACCCAATTGATTGAGCCAGTACAAATGAACTGGGTTGTGTTTGCAATCTTCGTCAATATAAAATCCGTATTTGGCAGTCACCTCAACATCATCTCCATCTACTCCGACAATAGTCCAAAAGGATGTGTCGTCAGCTTCAGCTTGCGTAATGAGTGAGCCTTCAACTAAGTTCTTTAATCCTGCGGGAATGTGAATCAACCCACCTTCAATGAACTCCATCGGAATATCAAAGGTTGTGATTTCGCCATATGCGTTGTCATATAATACATATCTAAAATTGGCGATTGTGGTATATGGATAGTTTTCATTTATGTACGTTCCATCATCAGCTATCCAACTGAGTATCTTGTACGCGCTATCTTTTGCTTCAGTAACATTCGACCTTGATATGCGTTGCCAATTGATAATTTCTTCCTGCAATGTCGCAGGAATGTTGATGCGTGACGCAATGGTCTCAGCGTTGAACCCTATTGTGTTATCATAGCATTGACTAAGTGCAAGTGGTTTGGTGTCATTGCTACCCATAACCAAAAAGTTGCTTTTACCCTTTCCGTAAACGCACATTAAATTGTATTCTATTGACACCTCGCTATTTTCAGTAAATACTCCAGCTACATCATAACCTTCGTATAATTTAACGGTAAATTGGTTTACCAAATTATCACTCATCAATAATGCATCGGATATTTGAAGAATGACATCGTCACTATCTGAAATAGTTACGCCAGTCGTTACTAATTGGTTGAAGATAGTTTTGCAATTGAACACCCCACTACCTACTGCGTTTGGCGCAATGTAGAATTTGTAAAAATTGAGCGTTGTCAAATCTTCAATTGTCACAACGTACTTGAACCCACTATTTGCGAACTCTGATGATGTCATTGTGAATGAGACATCGTTGTTGGAATAGCACATTCCAGTCAAATTATCTGGTCCTTGCGCTGATAAGCCAGTTACTGCTGCGTTGTATGCCATTATATTTTTATTTTACCTTGTAAATTTTCCTCAATTGCTATAGTTATTTCCGCTTTCAATGTAGCCATAAATTTAGCGTTGTAATCTACCAACGTTTCATTCACGGCATCACGAAAGTAAAAGAGTGGTTTGATACCCCTGCGTGCTATTGACCTTGCTATCTTACTCGCCATCCATTCGGTTGCATCTTCCTTTGCTTTTGGAGTTGCGAACTTTTTGAACGATCCATTTGGCTCACGTGGTTGGATGCGTTTAATCTTCATCCAATTACGAATAGCATCAACATCAACTGACTTTTTTCTGAATGAGAATCTAGAGTTGTTGTTTGACTGATATCCATTAACACCTTCCTCTACAAATATTCCATATTCAGATGCTTTACCTTTTGCAAAAAAATCAATGCGTCTGTATTTGCTATCATAACGGTAAGTCAATGACTTGCGTAATGTATCAGATGCCACCGCCCTGCGTTTCTTTCCATTTACGGTGCGATATACTCCGAGATTAAGCATAGCACGTTCAACCACCTCTTGGCCAAACTCCTTCATCAATTCATTGATTGGATTAGTAGCCATTGGTGAACTTTAAGAATGCTGTGTTACTATCTTCAATAAGTAGGTCAACAAAGGCATCTACTCCTTTCTCAATTAGCGCGTTGCGGAATGGTGCGTAATCTTCGGATGAATCGAACCCAAAGAATATATTTTGCTCAATAACGTAAATCATTGTCACGTTATCGAATTCAGTTATTGTGTATCTCATATTTCTAAAATCATTGACAATGCTACGATTGCACCAGTTGATGCGGATGCGTTATTTTGAACCTTTATGTCTATTGTACCACCTGCGCTTAGACTAAGCGAACTTGATGTGTTTTGATAACTACCAGTTGCGCTACCTGCGGCAATCGTTAACGTGTACGCGCTATCTACTCCATCCACACGAATGGTTAAAACCGCACTACCTGAAGCTGGTTGCGCTCCAATGTTCACGGTTAGATTCTTACCAACGCACGCAATAGGTATAACTGTCCTTGCTTGAAATGCTTGGGACGCGCTATATAGCGCAGTACCTTTTACGAATCCTGCATAAAGAGTTGTCGCAGCTCCAACGGTACCTGAACCAAAGTTACCAAATAGCACTGATTTTGATATCCCAATTTTGGTATTAAGTTGCGTTTGAATCGCAGAAGTAACTCCACTCAAATAACCTAATTCAGTAGATGTAACTGCATTGGTTGCAACCTTACCAGTGCCATCAGAAACCAACGCTCTTGATGCAGTAAGATTGGATGAAGTTATTGTAGTAGCTGCGCCTGTAATGGCATCTTGCTTGCCGTTAAAAGTTGACCAATCAGCCGAACTCAATAGACCTCTATTTGTAGCTGAAGCTGTTGGTACGTTAAAGGTATGGGTGGTACCTGCGGATGAAATTGCAAAGTCAGTACCTGCGCTACCAGTCACCAATGTTTGAGCTGCACCAGTTAACGAATTGATTGCCGT